CACTTAGTGCCTAAGTTCTTCGTTCTTACACTTAGTGCCTAAGTTCTTCGTTCCAACCCTAGTGCCTAAGTTCTTCGTTCCAACCCTAGTGCCTAAGTTCTTCGTTCTAAACCAAACAACCCTAGTACCTAAGTTCTTCGTTCCTAACCTTAAGTTCTTCGTTCCTAACCTTAAGTTCTTCGTTCTAAACCAAACTTTGGTGCATCGCGCCCAAATTTTCCCGGAATTTTTTCTTATTTTTGAAAACCTAACAAGGGTCCTCACAGAGGATTCATTTATTTATGTACTTTGTATATATAATGTATTATAGTATGATTATCAATTAATTTTCTTTCAAAGGTGAACAAAATGTCGAAGGACAACGCGTTATTAAAGCTAATTCAGGACAAGTATGGTGCTGACGAACACCCGATCTTGGTGATGGCTGAGATAGCGTTTGATAAAGATAGTGACGCTAAGCTTCGCCTTGACGCGTCCAAGTCTATCATGCCATATATTGAAGCTCAGAAGAAAGCTATTGAAGTTAAAGCCGATATCAATGCTAATGTAGGCCTACTTCGTGTGTCTATGATCGAAGACGAACTATTGGTAGAAGACCAATAATTACCTCCAAAGGTATCCCGACCTTATGGATTTAAAATTACACAAGAAGCAAATAACTGTTGTTAAAGCAATTGATAAAGGTATCGCGAACTCCATCCTATTTGGTGGTGCAGTGGGTGGTGGTAAGTCTTTTTTGCTACGTGCTATTGCTATCATATGGGCTATACGTGTTCCTGGTATTAACATATACCTATTTCGTAGGTTGGTTAAGGATTTAAAAGCTACACACCTTCAAGGTGCGATGAGTTTTCCTATACTTCTTAGAGAGTACATGGAAGACAAACTGGTAAAAATCAACTTCTCTAATTCGATTATAGAGTTTACAAATGGATCCACTATATCTCTTTGTCATCTACAATACGACCACGATGTTAATAATTACCTTTCTCGTGAGATGAATATAGGGTTGTGGGACGAAGCCACTACGTTTACCCCGAAGATGATTAAGTTTATGAACTCTCGACTACGTCTGGGTTCATTAGATATACCAGATGAGTTTAAAGGTTGCTTACCATTTCAATTATATGCTACAAATCCTGGTGGACCAGCACATCACTATTTTAAATCTGGTTGGGTAGATGCTGCAGATCCTATGGAGTCATTCGTATCTCCAGTAGAAGATGGTAGTATGACGCGGATGTTTATCCCTTCGTTTTTAAGTGATAATCCGTCTCTTACCGTAAATGATCCGAACTATGCCACTCGCTTATTAGGTATGGGCGATCCTGAAAAGGTTAAAAGATACCTGAAAGGTGATTGGTCAGCTGTTGAAGGGTTAGCGTTGCCGATGCTGAATCGGAAGCGGCATATGATACCTGAGCGGAGGTTGCCGATTGGTTGGAAGAAGCATGTAGGGTATGACTATGGTTATTCAGCTCCGTATTCAGTGTTGTTTTACGCGGTAGCCAGTGGGGAGAGTGATGATGACAAGTTTAATCCACCTAAGGGAACGATCGTCTTTATCGGGGAGATATATGGTGATGACGGTCGAGAAGGTGGTCTGAAAGAGGATGTGAAGGTTACTGCTAGGAAGATATTGAGGTTTCAGAACGAGAGGAATTGGCATGTGCTACCAGGGCCTGCTGATAAGTCGATATTTTCCAGTGAACGGGGTCCATCCATTTCAGAGATATTTGCTGGTGTAGGGGTGATTTTTAAACCTAGTGACAAATCTCCAGGGAGTAGAGTTAATGGGCTATCACAGATACGGACGAGGTTGCATGCCGCGAATGATGATGGACCGATGGAAGCTCCTGGTATATTAATAATGGATAGTTGTCCTAGGTTATTCCAGCATTTATCAGCTTTGGTTACTGACGAGAAGAATGATGAAGACGTAGATACTAGCTCACAACCTGACCATGACTATGATGTTGTAAGGTATATTGCGTTGGACAAATCAATGGAAATAATAACGATAGGTTACGAAGGTACTTAATATGTCAAGCGTAATGAGACACTTGCAGAATATAGACTTACCGTTTACTTTGAACGCATCGTATGCAGTGACGGCGCCTCAGTGGCTTAGGATCAGGGACGTCTTAAAAGGTTCTGATGCGGTGAAGTTGGCCGGCACTGAGTATCTACCTCAACTGTCTGGCCAAGACGATGATGAGTATAAAGCGTATAAAAAGAGAGCTGTATTTTTCAATATCACCTCACGGATATTGAGCACGAACAGTGGTGTTATCGTCCGTAGGACACCAAGTATTGAGTACAATGATCGTCTAGCTTATTACTTTGAAGATGATAGGATCGATAAAGTTACTTTCCATGAACTATTTCGGTACTCTGTTCGTGAAGTAATATCTACAGGTCGTGTCGGCATTCTAGTAGATGTGATGAACGATAAACCTGCAATTCATAAGTTTCCTACTGAGAGCATTTTGAATTGGGAGATGAATTTGGATGGGTCGATTAAGCAGATTTTACTTATGTCCACTGAGACTACTCTCGATCCAATTACCTTTGAAGAGGTTTCGGTGAAGGTATTTTATCGTCTTCACCTGGTAAATGAAGTATACTCTATCACCAAATATGACGATACAGGTACTCCAAAAGGTACGACTCAACCGTCTGTACACGGGCGTACATTAAAGTATATACCGTTTACATGTATCACAACCTTTGGTTTAGACTTAGAACCAGTCAAGTCGCCCATCCTTGAGATCGTTGACTTAAATCTAAGCCACTATCTATCCAGCGCAGATCTCGAGCATGGAAGGCATTTTGTAGGATGTCCCCAACCGTATATCACAGGTGGTACGTCAGAGGTCAAACTGAGAGTAGGTAGTGAAGTGGCTTGGGTCGTACCGAATGAGAAAGCGAAGGTCGGATACCTTGAGTTCCTTGGTGCTGGACTTTCTAGTCTTACTGATGCGTTGAAAGAGAAGCAGAGCCAGATAAGCCAGTTTAGTGCTCAGTTGATGGATACGAGTACAAGAGGCTCAGAAGCTGAAGGTACTGTTCGGATGCGATATAGTTCGGATGCTGCGAATCTGAGTGATATCGCCTTGTCAGTAGAATCTGGCTTAGGTGAAGTGTACAACACGATAGCAGATTGGCTTAATGTAGATAACCCTACTATCGTGTTGAATAAGGACTTTATCAGTACGAAGATGAGTTACCAAGAGCTTAACGCTCTCACAAAGTCTTTAGTTGATAAAGCTATAACACCTGAAATCTTTATGTATAACCTGGAACGCGGTGAGATGCTGCCTCCAGAAAATCAATAATCACCGAGGAGAATCAAAATGCCCAAGTTTATTATGGCTGAAGAGGATATGGCGGATTTGTCCGATGATGTTAAAGCTTTGTATACAGAGCAAGAGGACGAAACATTCATCCTGACAGGTATTGAAGGTATCGTACCTAAGACGAAGCTTGATGAGTTTCGTACGAACAATATCGAGTTGAAAAATACACTCGATACGTTTAAAGACATTGACCCTGTAAAGCACGCTGAAATGGTTACTGAAATTGATGAGCTGAAGATACGGCTTAATAACAGTGACTTCGACGATGATGCCATTAAGAAGATCGTTGAGAAACGTGTTCAAACTATGCAGGATGAGATGCTCGTTAAAGAGCAGAACATGAAGAACACTATCGGTACTCAAGCCCGCCAGATCGAAACCATGGTTATTGATGGCCAGGTTAAGTCTGCAGCCCTTGAGCACGGTATTGCTGAAAATGCCATGGATGACGTTACTCTTCGCGCGAAGAGTGTCTTCCGTATGGAGGAAGGTAAAGCTGTAGGTTACAATGGTGAGAATAAGATTTACGATGACACCGGCGTTGAACTTCAGAATATTAATGGTTGGGTTAAAGGTCTTGAGAAGACCGCGGCCCATCTCTTTAAGGCATCACAAAGTAGCAACATTAACAATGGTGATAATACCGCCCTTGGCGATGTAAGTAAGATGTCGCCAGTAAGTAAGATTCGTTCGGCTTTAAGTTAAGTCGAACTTCACATAAAGTCCCTCCAGGGTCCTCCCTGGAGGTTCATTTTTTTATTTACTTTGGGATATTTCTGTATTATAATATCCTTAGAATATATATACAGGTTCATTCGGGTCGAATGAACTTTCTGATTTTGTCAGCCTCCCGGTGGGATGCTTAATTTATTAAGCCATTAACTAACCGCAGGAGGTATTAAAATGGCATCTGTAACCCTTATTGAATCCGCAAAACTTTCCCAAGATATGCTTGTTCGAGGTGTAATCGAGACGATTATCACCGTCGATCAGTTTTTCGAAGTTCTCCCTTTCATTGATATTGAAGGTAATGCTCTCAGCTATAACCGTGAGAACGTGGCCGGCGACGCAGGTTTCTACGGCGTTGGTGATACCATTACTTCCAAGGGCGCTGCAACCTTTACCCAGGTCACATCCAATCTGACCAAGATTATCGGTGATGCAGAAGTCGACAAGATGATCCAGGCTACCCGGTCCAATTTCAACGACCAGAAAGCTGTCCAGATCGCATCCAAAGCCAAAAGCGTTGCTCGCCAGTTTGCCAGCACACTTATTAACGGCGACGGCACATCCGAAACTTTTGAAGGTCTTTTGGCACTCCTTGTTGCCGGTCAGACAGTCGACTCTGGTGTCAACGGTGCAACCCTTACCTTTGAACTGATGGATGAGCTCGTTGATCGTGTAACAGATAAGGATGGTCGTGTTGACTATATCCTTATGAACTCTCGTGAGCTTCGTGTTTATTACTCCTTGCTCCGTGGCCTTGGTGGCGCAACCATTGGTGATGTTGCTACTCTTCCCTCTGGCGCTCAGGTTCCTGCATACCGCGGTACTCCCATCTTCCGTAATGACTACATCCCTGTAGATCAAGATAAAGGGACATCCACTGGTGTCTGCTCCACTATCTTTGCCGGTACTATTGATGAAGGCTCTGAGGATACTGGCATCGCTGGTATTACTGCTCGGAACGCATCTGGTATCAATATCGAAGACGTTGGTACTTCTGAGACTAAGGACGAGGACATTACCCGTGTTAAGTGGTACTGCTCCATGGCCAACTTCTCTGAGCTCGGCCTTGCGGGTATTGACGGAATCCATCCCTAATCGATAGTTGTAAAGCGTATTATATTAAAAATCTAACCTACCAAATTGGTAGGTTAGATTTTTTCTTCAACATCACCGAAAAAGGTTCTAAAATGATTAAGTTAACAATTGTAAGTGGTAAGAAAAATCGGGTTATTCGAAATGTTTCATTCGTAGATGGTGAAGCGATGATCCAAGATCATCTCGTTCCTAAAGCGAAAATGATCTGCCGATACTATAGTGTTGAAGCGGAGTTAGACGGCGAACCTCTCTTTGTAAATGCTGACGTGGACGCCGATAACGATGCTGACGCCGATAACGATGCTGATACTGATACTGATGTTGATGCTGAAGGTTCTGACGGCACTGAAGGTTCCGAAGGTTCCGTCTTTGGCTCCAGCCTCGAAGGGGAGTAGTCAATGTCTTTAGAGGTAGGTGTTAACTCATACGTTACCGAAAATGAAGCAGATACATACTTCGATGATCGGTACAACGGGTCTGATTGGGGCGAAGTACCTGATACAGAGATCGCACTAGTTAGCGCTGCGGACTTGCTCGACTCTGCCTTTTCATGGTATAACGATAAGACAGAGTCAACGCAGGATCTTGAGTTTCCGAGAAATGAAGAAACAGATGTACCACAAAAGGTTAAAAACGCACAATGTGAATTAGCATTAGAGATTCACTTGTCAGAAGGTGCAGTACTACTTCAAGTACCTAAACTCATTAAAACTGATAAAGTAACGACTGAGTTTTTCCTAAATTCGAGTGCATTTCCAACACATATCAAAAATCTTGTAACAAAATATGGTAGGTTTAAGTCTAACACTGACAATGCTGTAATACCTGTTAAACTAGAACGATGAGTAGAATTATTCAAAATGCGATTAGAGCTTCTCAAAACTATAATCGAAACGATCTAGTAGTTATAAAGATTAAGGAAGACGTAGTAGGTACCTATGATCCACTATCAGGTGAGAGAGGTAATACGAGTCAAGTATTAACGACAGTTAGAGTAACTCGTCAAAGCATAAGTACGTCTGAATTAACAGATTCAAAGATACGATTTGGAGATACTAAACTCTTAATACAAAGTCAAAAAGTTAAGGACGTAAGATTTTACGTAGATATGAGTGTAGAAGTTAACGGTGTAAATATGACCCTTAAACACTCATATTTAGACCCTTCAAATTCACTGTATATTATATATGTTCGATAATATTAATCTGTTTATAAACGCACTAGATGAGTATGAGAAAAGAATAAAAGATGAGCTAGACGCTATAACTACTGCCACGGCAAAAGTATGGTTTACAAATTTAGTAAGGAGAACACCGAAGGATACTGGATTTGCAAGGATGAATTGGCATTTTACAATTAACGACCTTCCACCTTCAAATGTAATTTATAGTCCTAAAACAAGATCTACTTATGCTGATGCACAGATACCTTCGTTTAGAAACGTTAATTATGGAGATGTTATATACTTCTTTAACAACGTAGAGTATATTGATAAGTTAGAAAACGGATGGTCAGATCAAGCTCCTCATGGTATGTTAGCAATATCCATGCATGAGGCAAAAACACACTTTAATAATGCTATTCGATCAATGTAGAGTAGATGTTGAAACTGAAATCCAAGCGAACTGGAATGAAACTCATGTCGTATACGAGAACGAAGAACTTAAGTACGCAGATGAGTATATTAGACCAGCAATAATCTATGGTGAATCCAACCAGGTAACTTTAGGACCTAGTGGTACACATAGAAGATTAGGGGTACTAGTTATTCAAATATTTGTGAAGGAAAATACAGGTACTAGGCGTATTAAATTTTTAGCGGATACACTTACACCTTTATTTAAGTCTGTAAAATTAGGTATTATACAGTTTGAATCTCCCACACTTATTCGTGTAGGACAAAATAACGGCTATTATCAAGAGAATTTTCAAGTCCCTTTTTATGTGGACATTTGTTAACGGAGGAGTGATCAATGGGAGCTTCAAGTAATAGGACAGGCGTAGCTTTAGTTAAGGAAGTATCTTGGGGTGTAAACCCGGGTACAGCATTAAAAGATACTAACTTTGAAGGTGAAAGCCTGTCATTCAACGTTGAAAGTATCACATCGAATTCTATTCGAAATGATCGTCAAGTAACTGACCTGATTCAGACAGGTGCAGACTGCTCTGGGGGTTTAAACGTCGAGTTACAATACGGCGGGAGTGATGAATTTATTATTGGTGCGTTATTCTCAGATGGGTGGGTCGGTGTGGGTGGCGGAGCAGTTGAAACACTTACCTCAGGTGAAGTAGGGAGTAATCTCGATTTTGACCTTGATGCTACAGGTAATACCATTACGCTCGGATCAGGTGTAACACACGCTATGATAGTAGATCAATGGTTTCAGCTTAATGGGTCTACAACAGACGACGGTTTTCACCAGGTAGTGGCTGTTGCAGGTCAAGAGATTACTGTAACGTCTATTACGACTACTGAGGTTCTTGACGAGTCTGATACTGCAACAATTTCTGGGTCTTATGCTCGTAACGGTACTACTCGGTCCTCTTTTTACATCGAAAGATCTCATGAAGATATCACTCAGTACTTCCAATATGCAGGTATGGTTGTAAATACTATGTCTTTGGACTTTTCTGCCTCATCAGTATTGAAAAGCTCTTTCAATTTTATTGGTAAATCAGCTACAAACTCTCAAACTACAGAGGGTACAGGATCTAATGATGCAGCTGAGACTACTGAGTATATGAACTCTGTTAGCAACGTCGGGGACGTAAACATCGATGGTACAGCTGCTTCAAGTTGCTTACTCCAAAAAGTAGGAATAGAGATAAATAATAACGTACGAGGTCTGACGTCTATTGGTAATTTAGGCTTCTGTGGAGTTTCAGAAGGTGAGGCTAATATCAGTGGGTCACTAGACATGTACTTTAAAGACGAAGTTATGTACGATAAGTATTTAGCTTCGACGGCCTTTAGTTTGTCCATCAGAGTAACATCTAACAATAATGATACGTATATTTTTAGTTTACCCAGCTGTAAGTTGAACGCAGACACTATAAACGCTTCTGGTAAGAACTCAGACGTTATGGAGAATGCTACATTTCAAGCTATTATGGGGAGTGAAGGTTATACTTTCCAGATAGATAAGATTCCATCACCTTAATTTACCCTACCGTGTTTGGGGCGTGCATTTCCTCGGTGACGTTGTAGGGGCGAGTGCACGTGCTCAAGCTTTAATATAAATCCTAATTACCGAAGGACTAATGATGAAAATTTCAAGTTTAGCAGTAGATAAGAAGAAAGAAGAAGAAGGTGTATGGAGTGACATCGGCGAAGGGGCAAAAATTCTAGTTGCGAGATCTGGAAACTCTAAATACCAAGAGTGTTTAAGGTTATCTATTAGGCCGCACCAGAATAGATTGAGACGAAACTCTCTCCCAGATGATGTACTCGAAAATCTAACGATTAACGCGATGTCTCGACATATTTTACTCGATTGGTCAGGTATTTTAGACGATCAAAACGAACCTATTACTCACTCTATTGAGATGGCTAAAGATTTACTTACAGACTACCCTGAATTTAGAGAGATTGTATCATCTGCGTCGTCTGATTTTGAGTCGTATAAGTTAGAGCAGATTGAGGAGATTTCGGGAAACTAAAGGATGTCCTTGATTTTTATTTAGAGATTGGGGACAAACTAGATTGGTTTTTAGATCTAGAGTGGGACGGTCATCACATAAAAGAGCTAGATAATCGTCCTACTTTATCCGCGGCAAATACGTTTTACTTTAAGGTTTTCCAAGCCCTGTCAAATAGACGGCAGGTAGGGATGTCGATTAATAAACTTTCTATATCTGATATCTTCAAATATCTAGATCTGATTAGAGTAGAGAGTGAATCTGAGAGACTATTCATTTTCGAAATTATTTCAAACGTAGATGACCACTGGGTAAAAAATGCCAGCAAAACTAGAAGCGATACTTGATACTGGAAAATTCTTACGGGGTGCGAAGCAGATATCCACCTCATTTGATAAGATGAAGGTCCAAGTACGGTCTATAGCAAACTCAAGTAAAGTATTTTCGAAGTTCGGGTCATCCTTCCATTCAATGGTACAATCTGTTGTTGGCGCGGCATCAATGTTAGCCGTTCAATTAGCCGCAGCATTTTCGTTTTCAGAAATTGTCGATGCAGTCACAAAAATCCAGAAGTTTGAAGCAACTATGGCTTCATTCACCGGATCCTTAAGTTCATCTAGGAAAAAGCTAGATGAAGTCTTTGAAATTTCAAATAAGCTAGGTATATCTTTTGAAGGTGCCGCGGCACCTTTTTCAAGATTCGCCGCAGCAGCCCAAGACTTCTCAGATACAGAAATAACTCATGTTTTTGAATCTTTTGCTACGGCAGCATCAGGTTTACAGATGAACATGAACGACGTCAATGGTACCTTTCTAGCTTTACAGCAGATCGTATCGAAAGGAAAACTCTCAATGGAGGAATTACGTTTGCAGTTAGCGGAACGTATTCCTGGTGCAATGCCTAAAGCTGCTCAAGCTGCCAAGATGAGTATGGAGCAGTTCGAAGAAGCTGTAAGAAAAGGAACCATAAACACTAGAGAGTGGTTACTATCGTTTTCCAGTATCGTAAAAGAAGACTTTCTTGAGGCATCAATGATTGCGCGTAAATCACTTGCCGCATCGATGAGAAGATTTGCAAACCAGTTTTTACAGTTTAAAGCGAAATTAGGAACAAGTGGTGGGGCTGCTAAATCTTTTGCAGAAGTATTAAATACTATAACTGAAGAGTTTCTTAAGAACGAAGACGCTATAAAGAGTGTAAGTGCGTTACTAGGTACTTTCGCCAATATAGTTAGTGATGTTACAAATAGTGTAATAGTAGATGTTTCAAAATCTACAAGTCAGATTAGTCACCTCACAAAGGTAGTATCTTTTCTATACTCAACATTAAAGAATTGGTTTGAGATATTTTTTACTCTAGGAGACATTATAGGCACCGCTACTGTATCAGGTGTAATGAAGCTTTATTTTGCGATTACGAATATATCTAGTGCGTTTAAGTCAGTTTATGATTTAGGTTCATTGACTTTTAAGTTTTGGGTTGGTGAAGCTAAAGCTGCGGCTGACTTGATAAGCGATAAATTCATGTCTTGGGTACACATTTTTGGTGAAATATTTAAACTTATTAAGGACTCGTTCAAATCACTATTAGATAGTATGATGGGTGAATTTGCAAACTTTATAGGTGGTATACACGATAAAATACCAGATATTGGTATGTTTAACCAATTAAGGTACTCACTAGATAAAGCAGCAAGTGGTATACGTGGAAATATGTCAGAAGACCCTATTGCACCTTTAGTTGAAAGAGTTAAAGTGAGTAGTGCAAAAATATTAGATGTGAAAGAAGACCTTAAAGACCAATCGAAAAAGTTTAATGAGGATTTTCTAAGTAATGCTACCGCAACCGCGGACAAGATGAGTGAGATATATAAGAAAAGAATAGAGGACGGTGAAAGATTCAATTTAAACCAGAAAACTATAAATGATATATTTTTCGAAAATCTAAATCAGGCGTCTTCTAAGTTTAAACTTGATAACCCGTTTGACTTTTCTTACGCTATAAACCCAGATGATCTCAATATGAAAGACCCAATTGAGAGTATGAGTAAAAATAGACCGAAGGTAGAAGAGCTAAATGATAGTCTAGGTATAACAAGAGATATACTGAAAGAGATATTTGTATCATTTACAGACGTATCAACTAATATGGCCGATTCGTTTGGTAAAGCTGGACAAGCTATAGACGATATGACAAGCTCAATCCAATCTAGTATGGACAGTCAAGCCAAGATCTATAAAGATCTAGCAAAGTTTGAAGAACGGCATGCTGATAATACAGAAGCTATAGAGCTTGCAAGGCAAACAGCGGCTAAAAAATCTGCGAAAATACAAATAGGATCCTATGGCGATATGACAAGTGCAGCTCAAGGGTTTTATAGTGAGGGTAGTGAGGGTTATGAAGCATTAGGCGCCGCAGCTAAAATATTTAGGGTTATAGAAATGGCTATGGCTATAGAATCAATGACAAGCCAACTAGCTATGGATCAAACCCTTGGTACATCTAAAGCAAGTTTAGCCGTAGCTAATCAAGCATCCGGAGGTGACCCATACTCAGCGTGGGTAAGGATGGCAGCTATGGCTGCGTCTATGGCTGCTATAGGGTATAGTATAAGTACAAGCTCTGGCCCGAATACTGGTCCAGATTACGACAAAATAAGGGAGTCTAATAGAGAAGACCAAACTACAGGTACAATACTTGGAGATTATGATGAGTCTTCAAACTCAATAATTAATGCACTAGAGTCGCTTGTAGATATCGCAGAGATAGAGTTACAGTACTCGTCACAAATGTTAATAGCCCTTCGAAGTGTGGAACAGACTAGTGCGATAAATATCAAATCTGCGTCAAGTTTAAGTGTATCCGCACGAGATACTGTTAATGAATATTTAAGTGATTTAAAAAGTGAGTCTCCGTCTAGTGTGGTGGTATCTAAATCTTATAAGGCGGACATTGTAGATTTCGGAATTAAGATTCAAAATCAATCGGTAGAATCGATCCTAAATAGTACAGCGCTAATAGATGGATTTGTTGACATCGTTAGGAAGATAACCACTGCAACCCGAGTGAACGCATGGACAAGTAAGAAAAACGTTAGACTACAGGTCGACAGTGATGACGCATTCATGGTTACACTCACTACATCTATAAATTCTATATATGAGACATTAAGTCTAGCTAGTAATGCAATAGGTATAAATAGTGATATCTTTAATGACCAAATTGATAATTTTGTAATAGATTTAGACGCGTCAATGAAAGGTCTTAAAGGAGAGGACCTTGCGGAACACCTCAATCAGGTCTTTAGTAAGTTAGGTGATGAAATGGCTGAGCATTTATTCTCCGATTTTTTAGGTTTCCAAAAAGTTAGTGAAGGTTTTTTCGAAACTATTACAAGGGTAGCATCAGGTGTTGAGCAGGCGACTTCAGCTCTTAATCTTCTAGGTATAGAGACGATTAGGTTAGAGGACGTAATTAACACTCAAGGTATTGTAGCTGTTGAAATATTTAAGCAGTCAATTGAGGTAGCCTATGGTAGTGGTTCTGGGTTATCAAGCATAATAAATACCCTTGATTCTGACTTTGAAACACTTAATTCAACATTCAAACAACTTCACTATACATTAGATTTATTGACTGCAGCAGGTCAATCAGACATATCTCAAACGATGATATCCGGTGCAGGTGGATTAGACATACTAACGTCAAGTCTTGAAATATTTACCAGTAAATATTTCTCTATAGAGGAGCAGTTAGTTAGTACTACCGAAGTGATGGTTCGTGAGTTTGATCGATTAGGTGTAGCACTACCTGATAGTGCAGCAGGCTTTCGAACTTTAGTACAATCTATAGACACTACTACTGATGCAGGTCAATCGCTTTATGGTGGATTAATATCACTAGTTGAAGGGTTTGGAGGTTTAACAGATCTTCGTGAAAAAGTAATAGAAGAGCAAGGAGGATTAACACCTGATGGATCTAGTACTAGTGCATCAATAGTTGATCAGTTATCGGGTGTAACTGAAGGGTTCGATAAAATCATTAGAGAATCTGCGATGGACGAATACGAGATTGCTCTGTATAATGTTAATGCTAAATTCCAAACTTTTGCGGATACTATATTAAATTTAGGAGTATCTCTTGAAGATACAAATTGGCATCAAGCTAGAAGTATAGAGATTAGTAAGATTGAGGCGAAAGAGATATCAAGATTAGAATCAGAGTTAGCAAAAGAACAAGCTGATCGACAACGAGCTATAGAACAAGCCCACTCAGAAGCGACAAAGACAGTTGAGGCGAGTATCTCAGCTCTTAGTAGTTCATTATCAATGCTTGAAGATGCTAGATATTCGATGAAGATAGGTGGTGGAGTAATACCTATCGGATCTACTCGTCAAGAGGCAAAACTTGAGCTTGATAACGTATTACGTGCGGCGAGAAGTGGGGATTTATCAAGTATCAATACACTAGATAAACCTTTAAACTTATTAACAGATTCTAGTGCTAACTTGTTTTCTACGTTTGAAGATTACCAGAGAGATTATTGGGATACGTATCTAAAGATTGAAGAGCTTGAGCATTTAACTAGTGATCAATTATCTATTGAGGAACGCTCTCTACAGATGATAGAAGTACAGACGACAGCGATTAATAATATGAGTGAACAACTTGCGTCAATGCGACAAGAACTCGCTGCTGCAAATTTCGCTATCGCTAGGAATACTCAAAATACTGCGAACCAACTGAAACGATGGAATGGTGATGGTATGCCAGAGGAACGGCCTGCGTAATGAAAGTCATTAGACCTATAGAGATTACGGATAGTAATCTAGATTCTACGAATGTCTCTGAAGACGAATATAGCTTGTGGGTTATAGGCACTACGTATGCAGAAGGTGACATAGTTATAATGACTACAGGTGTTCATCGATTATACGAGTCTTTACAAGATTCAAATACAGGTAATAACCCATCATCTACGAGTGGGTTCTGGCTCGATATTGGAGCTACGAACGCATGGTCAATGTTCGATGAATCTGTAGGTAACGCTACTTCTAATAGTGATACGATCGAAGTAGAGATAACTCCTGGAAGGATAAATAGTCTTGCGCTACTAGAGATCTCTGCAAACAATATAACTATAGTACTTAATGACCCCAGTGCTGGGGATGTATACGATGAAACAATAGATATGGTTTCTGATAGTGGTATAACAGACTGGTATGCTTATTATTTTGAACCGATCGTCCATAAAACTGATCTTGTTATAACTGATTTACCAATGTTTGGAGACGCATCGTTAACGGTCACTATAGATTACACAGGTAGTACTGCAGAATGCGGAAAGATGGTTGTAGGTATATATAAAGATTTAGGCGAAACTCAGTATGGCTTACAGTCCGGGATCATGGACTATTCTCGAAAGGAGACAGATGACTACGGTAATACATCTGTAACATTACGTCGGTACGCTAAAACTGCACAAGTAGATCTCTTTATTATGAATAGTAATATAGATGCGACTCAACAAGTCCTTACAGAGTTACGGTCAACCCCTGCAGTATGGGTTGGCTCGAATGATTACTCATTGTCTATTATTTACGGTTTCTATCTTGATTTCAATATTGTTATTGAGGGACCAAACCATAGTGAGTGTAATTTAGAAATTGAAGGGTTAGTCTAATGGCTACAACTATTCCAGGTATAACTTCTTTACCTACAGCGCCTGCCAGGACGGATTCACCTAGTGTATTTATTACTCGTGCGGATGCATTTGTAGATGCGTTAGAAAACGATTTTGATGGCGAAATGAATGCATCTATTACAGCTATAAATATCGTAGGTGAGGAGATGGAGGTGTTAAGCTCTTCAGCTGAAGAAGATGCATTAACTGCTGAAAATGCAGCCGCTAATGCTCTTTCTTCTGCTAACGCCACAGTATATACTGATGTAACCACTTATGATATCGGAGATACTGTAATCGGATCCGACGGCCAAGCGTATCGTTGCTTAACTGACTCAACGATAGGTGATGACCCTGTAGGTAGTGTAACAGGCGATTGGCAGCAGGTCACAGGTTTACAACATGCAATTGATGTAACTAGTAGCTTTACAGCTTCATCAGGCAACAGATATCGACTTAAACATACCGCGTCAATCATTGTAACACTACCAATCAATGGTTTAGGTACGATAAAGTTAATTGAAGACACAGACCCAAAAGACTATAGTATTGAAGTATCCCGGAACGGGAAAACTATTATGGGTTTAGCAGAAAATATGGATATTACTGAAACTTTTCTCGGAGTAGAATTAGTCGGTGATGGAACAAACTGGAGGATTTCATAATGAGCAACATGGTTGATTTTTTAGGTCATCAAGGAACTATTACTAAACTATATACTGCTGAGGTAGATATACCTGCTAAGTCGCCTGTTAAGTTTAATTATTACACAGGTAAGGTTTCACCTATACTAGAGTATAATCAACCTTTTAATGAGATCACAAGTAGTAACATGATAAATGGTTGTATAATATACTTGGATTCAGATCATTATATGTTTCTTACAGCGATAGGTTCACAAGTTTTAATTGTGAAAATGGACACTATCTCTAAGTTTCCCGAAATAGTATACTCTGAAATACTTATAACCGGCTTAGAAAATTATAGGCCAATATCTGGGTGTAAAGTCTCAGACGGGAAAGTTATTATAACCTCTTTTGATACAAATATAGGTCAAAGTGTTAGGTCTCTTGCATACGACACATCAAACCCTTCAGTTACTCTTGATAGTTCAATTATTACTGTCGGTACAGCAAATCCAGAGTATTTGGATGATGTAATGACGAACGGTGCAATAGCTAGTTCGACAGAAGGTAAAGCGTGTATTATTTATTGCCAAAGTGATGGTAGTAGTCATACAGGTGTTTATTGTACTAATGTTCAATTAACAGGTAGTAGTTTAGCATCTACGGGTGTAGCAAATCAAATATTTGCGTATAGTTCGATTACAACAGACAATGCGATTATAGGTATCGCAGAGTGTGGAGAAGATAAAGTAGCGGTCTCACGAACTGACGAGATAAATAGTGGATCTATAGTTCGCGTTGTAGATTTTTCAGGTACAACACCAACTACAGGTTCAGAGCTAGCGCTTAGAACGTCGGGTACTACCTCAGCGGGTGACTGTCTGATAATGGATATAGGACGAACAGATGCTTTCTTAGCATCGTATTTGGCGACTACTGGTAACTATGAAATGGCTGTTATCACAGTATCAGGGACAACATGTACAAGACAGACACCGACGGCTTTAACGTCTCAAGTTAATAAGAGTTTGTTTCAGAAGAGCTGGCAAAGATCAGTAATCTTAGAGACTGATGTTATTCTGCTTTTCGAGGTCGGAGGAGGTATTGGTGGTATTATTACCTTATCCGGGAACACTGTAGATTTATCTGATATAGATAATGGATCACACTCCTTAGGACGTTACGAATTTTTAGTAGACGTAATCAGGGTTGGAGACCATGAGGTGTACATCGTAGATGAGTTTGGTCATGTTTTTTATACAGAGTTCGACGCTAACTACGCAGCACCTAGAGGTTCAGGCTCTTATGATATTATAGGTTGGTCTACTGAAGCATCTATAGTAACCGCAGGTAATGAAGTTCGTGTAATGTTAAAAGGACTTCTGAAGGATCAAAGGCAGCAAGGTAGTGATGATGACTATGTATCTTATTTTTTCGAACAGCCAGGATATATGATGAACATGTATGAAGTAGGTGGAACTGCAAATTCTTTTTACTACAATAATAACACTCTTGCTACATATCGTGGAAACGATCTACTAATAAAGGGAGTCTAATATGTTATACAGATATACTTTTAAACCTGGTATCTTTGAAGTACTAGAACCCAACCAATCATGGACTAGAAATGCCCAAGGTAGACTTAGCTTTCTTAGGTCTATGGACGTTACAGTTCAAGGTATAAATTCAGATGGAAGCTGTTGGTGTGTACTAGATAGCTACTATGAAAAAGATCTAAAAGGTACGAGATATACTCGTAGTACAGATATAGAGCATACGAGTTATTATATAACGTTACCTGAGTTTTATGGTAGATTCCCAAATGCTAAAGCTGATGCGATTTACGCTGCGGCTAATCCATTACCTACTGAGACTTCTCCTAACATTCATGCAGGAAAAATCAAACGTTGGTTAGATGAGATAAAGGCGATGGGTTACACGACAGGTGTAGACTTGATGCACCTAAGAACTATATCCGGAATTGAGGGTTTAATCACTTTAAATTTCTTCGATGCTTCAGATAGCTTAATCATCCTTGCTAAAGAGAAAGGTCAGAGTATACCTTTCAATGTAAAGTAAAACAACTATTTACTTTGTGTAATTAATATGTTATAATATCCTAAAGGATTCATTCAGGAAATCTTTAAAGGAATTAATGTGGCCACTTACGCGACAGACCTACAGACAGTTAATTTATGTGATTCTGACACGGATTGGACTGAGTTGTCAGGCCATCAAAGTGGAGGGGCTCCTGCAGATGACACAGAAAACTTTATTCACAATGATACGTCTATCTCACAATCTACAGGTCAAGCTACTGGCACCAATGCAGGTATGCAGTACGACTATGGTAGCAACATCTCCTGGACATCAGGTGATATCTTCTTAGTATGGCAATTTTACGCCGCACCTACTAACTTACAACCTTGGGCCTCAGGAGGTATGAGGTTTTGTGTTGGCTCATCTTCAGGTAATGTAAGGTTCTGGAATGCTTTAGGAGACAATTTCGGCAACTACCCATATGGTGGTTGGCAAAATACAGCTATTGATCCTGAAGTGACGGGTGATGGGTCTGATGATGGCTCACCTACAACAGGTAACTATCGCATATTCGGGTCTCTTCCGAATGTTAGAGCAAAAATCACAAAAGGTACCCCTCATGCTGTAGACGCGATACGTTACGGTAGGGGAGAGTTGCAAGTCACAGGTACATCCGCTACCTTTTCAGGTATGGCGACTGCAAACGACGCTGATACTGCTAGATGGGGGTTGTTTCAAGCCTCAGGTGGTGGGTACCTTTGGAAAGGTCTAATGAGTCTTGGCTTGTCAGGTACTTCTGCTACATTTAGTGACTCAAACAAAGCAATAAGAATTGATGATACTCCAAGAGTAGTCGCAGGATTCAACAAGATAGAAATTAATAACTCGTCTACAAGCGTTACCTGGACTGGTGTTAGTATTTCCGGAGTGCAGACATCAATCAATGGCTCAGCACCGGTCTCTAAAGGAGATTTTGAAGCTGTAGACGATGCGACTGTAGATATCAACTCATGTACCTTTACTGATATGGGTACTTTCGTTTTTCAATCAAATTCAGATGTAGATGATTCAGTATTTAGAAGGTGTGAACAAGTAACTCAAGGAAGTGCAACGTTCGATAACTGTATCTTCGATAATCCTACAGGTACTGTAGCTCTCTCTGCTAACGCAATAGGAAGCGTATCAGGTTGTACTTTCAACTCTGATGGTACCGGACACGCTGTAAACCTCGGTACAATTTCAAGCACTCAAGCTGTAGATTGGGAAAATACTGAATCAGGGTATGCCTCAAGCGATGGATCAACAGGGAATGAAACAATCCTTGTGTCTGTAGGATCCGGTTATACTTTAACAATAAATGTAGCCACAGGCGCTTCAACCCCAACTATCTATAATACAGGATCTGGTAATGTTTCAGTAGTGGCAGGTACAGTAAGTACAACGGTCACAGTAAAGGATGCAATCACAAAGTCAGTAATTCAAGGTGTAGCAGTAACTATCACAGCTGCCACTACTGGACCTCTTCCTTTTGAAGATTCAGTTACTATCTCTAGAGTAACAACTACTGCAACTGTATCACACACAACTCATGGTTTATCGACAGGCCAGAAAGTTAAAATCGCAGGTGCGGTTCAAAACGAATATAATCGAATTAAAGAGATAACAAGGATCGACAATGATTCTTATTCTTACACTGTTACAGGGTCCCCAACAGCCCCAGCAACAGGGACAATTACCGCCACTGCCATAGTAATCGACGGCTTAACAGACGCATCAGGTCAAATATCAGATTCAAGGACATTAGATAGTGACCAGGATATTACAGGTATAGTTCAGAAAGGTAGTACGGCACCTGTATATAAACCTCAAGATATTTCCACTACAATAGATTCAAGCAATGGGGTGTCAATCTCCCTTTTATTAATCGCAGATTAGGAGTTAAATTATGGCAACATACTATAATGCACCTTATGATAATGAAGCATCAGGTCCATTTGTTGAGGAAGGTACTAATGTCACCTGGACTGGTGGCGTTGGATTTATTGTAACACTTATTGATCGAGGCTCTACAGGTATACTTATCTTAGGTCTCGTATCTGGTGTACCACCTACAGATGGTCTAGTCCTGACTCAAGGGTCTACAACCGCCGATGCGAATGGTGATGCTCGTTTGATGCTGTATCCAGGTTATTTTCGCGAGGATGTTGCAATAGCCTCCACTGGTGCACTGACTTGGACCGGACCTACTCTTGGTGCGACACACTCATTCTTCTTTGATGGTCAGACAGGTAATGTATCTGCCGCAGATACTTTAACTTTCTCAGGTGGTCATGAAGCTGAAGTAATTACCGTTGAAAGTGACGGTGGCGCGGATGGTGAATTATCAGTACGGTTTATCTCTGATATTGATGCTGGAGTCCCTGCAGACAATGATACCTTTAGTAACGGTGCCTCAGGCGATGGTACCGTAAATGGTATGATCCACCCTCGTGCCTACTCTCCTTTAGAACTGCATCGTCTCCTCTCTGATTTGAACGATGATGAGGATATCCAATCCGGAGGTGATGATCTTTCTCGTGTAGATCCTACTGCTTCAGGTAAGGATACGGATAAGATTGTTAACCTCTTAGGTGATGTAACAATTACAGATACAATCGCACAACATATGTACGATGGATCTGTAAGCCAGGATGGTGGTGCTACTCTGTACTCTGGAGCGAATATCCAAGTAACGTCTCCAAATGCGGATACTCAACCTATCCTTATCCAGAATGATGCGATCATTACTGATTACTGGAAGAATGCCTACATGCCTCACTCCATCGATGGTAATGTTCGTATCTTGAAGAAGACTCGTGAGGATGGTGTAGATATCGATGGTAAACGTATCCGAGGTGTGCTCGCAGAATTTGGTGATTCATACTTTATGGGTGGCACGACTCTGGGTGCAGGTACTGTTGCGTTGGCACTCTTCTCCTCTACAGACGGTAATAATACTACAGATTCCGGCACTGTATCCGCTTACTCCCCAGTTCAAACTGAAGGGTTACAGCTCATCGACTTCAACAATGGTAACGGTACTACTGAGTATGCCTACTCCATTGACTATGACACTGAAAATGCGCTAGAGACGTATGAATATACAAAATATATCCAGCGTCGAGGAACAGCTGAAACGCTTTTTGGACGTGACGCGTCTCTCTTTGTTGGTGTCAACCTTAACTTTGCTTACTCCGCGGAAACTGGTGCTTTAGCTGAAGATGAGATTATAGCTTGGGGTATCGAAGTTATTTACTCTGGCCAGGCGGTTAGTAACTTTACTATTGATGAAGTAGTAGATTTCTCTCCTTCAGGCGCTAAAGGTCGAGTTCTTTATGATAATGATGGTGGTACATCAGGTACCATCATTATCAGTGTTGAAGGTTCAGTAGTACCAGATGCAGCAGATACGATCCTTGCTGTTGATTCAGGTACAACAGCAGACGTCGATTCTGTAGTCACAAATTCAAGTTATGGTACAGCCCTCCTTGTAGCTAAAGATGACGATGGCACAACTGGTAATCTATATTGCCAACAGCTTACTGGTTTAATCCCTTCAAATAGTCAAGAAGTACATGGTCGAACTTCATTTAGTTATGCAACCGCTGGCACGCCTGCTACACGAACTGTCAACAATCAGTATATCGGTGTCTTTACAGGTACGAACTTCCAGACTAATTTTGGTCTAGCCATCGATTCTAGCGACGCTATCGTAGGTGATAAGTTACTCAACCTCGCTGGAGTTGCTCAAGAACCTCCTAATAACCAAAGTGGTGTTGTAACTGGACTCCTCGCAGGTGATACTGTTACTTGTTTTCCTTGGGACGGTACAAGCACTGATGCTGTTGGTGACCCTGAACCAGACTACGATGAGACGACACTTGATACTGCTCTTGTCGCAGCTTCTTCAACGGATGTTGATGTTGGAACCATACCTGATAATACTCCAGCGTCTGGCTATCTCCGTATTGAGCGAGACTCAGATGGTAATATGGATCTTGTAGAGTACTCCTCTTATACAGGATCTATCTACACTTTGGTCGGTACTGCGCCAAGTGCAGCAGCTATTGGTAATAACGTAATGAGAGCCTTTATTGACACTGAGACCACTACGACTCAAGAGAGTTATACAGCAGTTAAAGGCGCAGGCAATACTCAATGCGTAGTCAAAGTCCAGAATGGTTATGGCGCGATTCAGAATGGACCTATTAAACCCTCAACTCAGACACCTACCTTTGGTTCAGCAGGTTTCTCCGTAGGTGCTTCTCGGATATCTGATTCATAATGACTATTTCTGTTGATTGGGCGAATACTAAAGTCATATCGGTTGAGAAATCAGATATGGTTTTAGTACAAGCTACACCAATAGAGGTCTATGATTTAGACCTTGATAGTTTTAGGTTAACCCTTCTGGATCTACAAGATGATCCAGAAGGTAGGCCTTGGCAGCGAACTTACCGGCATAATACGGAAGTTTTGCTTGGCGGTTTAACTTATGCTCGAACTATTGAAATCTTAGAGCCGTACACGGTAACATTCGAAGACGGCCAATATGCGGTCAACCTTACAGGTGCTAACTCAAATGTTGGTGACCGAGTTAATGTAAACCAAGTCTCTGTAAGATCTCAAAACTCCGCAGGTATGACGTCTTCTCCAGATATCGAGTATTCATCTTTTAATGGAGGGGTTACATATAACTCTGAGTCACCGTATAGTGGTACAGCGTTTCCTGTTGGTACACCTAGGCAGCCTGTAAACAATATTAGTGATGCACTATTAATCGCATATATTAGAGGTTTCCACACTGTATTTATCGAAGGTGACGCGACAGCAACCTCTGAAATTACCCTTGACGGTACGACGTTTATTGGTTCAGGTAAAACAAAATCTTTATTCACACTTGAAGATTCAGCAATAGTAGAGAATTGTACGTATGTAGCTGCCACAGTAACTGGTTACTTAGATGGCGCTTCAAGACTTAAAGGTTGCGTAATCGACAATTTAAACTATATGAATGGGCATATAGAAAAATGTATACTATCACCTGGAACTATCACGCTAGGTGGTTCTAATACTGCACACTTCTTAAATTGTTTTAGCGGTGTTCCAGGGACAGGTACTCCGACAATCGATATGGGTGGTAGTGGCCAACCTTTAGCGCTTAGAAATTATAATGGTGGAATAAGACTGATAAATAAAACCGGGCCAGAAAGTGTAAGTATAGATTTAAATAGTGGCCAAGTTAAATTGAATATGGCGACAGTAACGAACGGTACGATTGTAGCTAGAGGTATAGGTAAACTAATAGATGACATAACAGGAGAGCATATCCATTCTGGTACATATGGATCGCTAGTAATTTTAAATGAATTAGTAAACGTACCTGAAATTGTTGATCAAGTATGGGATGAAGATCTAGAAGTAAACTATTCTGCAAAAGAAGTGATGAGACTCTTAGCTGCAGCCGCAGCTGGAAAACTTAATATTTCGGGTAACACTGTAACGATTAGAGATATGAATGACGGACTTGATAGGATTACTGCAATCACAGATACAAACGGTAACAGGACTGAGGTGACTCACGATGTTTCCTAATCGTTATTTTCAACGTACATACTTCAATAATCGATTTTGGGGTCGAAGATCTCAAGCTGTAGTAGGATTCATTGTAGGGTTAAAACGTTTTTTCCGTAAAGCAGTTAACCCTAAAAACGCTATAGCTAAACCTTCAAACGACAAGGTAACTCAATGGCTTCCATGACAAAAACAAAAAAACAACCTTACGAAGCATATTTTGTCTATGGTGACTTTGCTCCTGTAATGGACGACGCTGAAACGATTGATATATTTACTGCGACAGCAGTAGACAAAGATGGTGCAGATGCTACAGCTGACGTGCTAGAATCAGGGTCTATACAAGTAGGTACTGATGACAATGTTCATAAGGTTTTTGTAAGGATCATCGATGGTGTAAACTCTTTAAGCCCTTACAAGTTCACTATAAAAATCGAAACCAGTACAGGTAACAAATGGGAAATCGATGGTATCATTAAGGTGAAAGAGATATAATGAGACCTATTAAATTTATGAATGATCAATTTGCGACTAATACTTTAACATTCATATGCGACGGGTACAAAGTTGTAATAAACAAAACGTTCGGTAATTTCTTACGTATACTTGATAATAATGATAATGTACTATTCGAAAGCCCAGATGCACAGTTGAATGTCGGCTCTACACCTTATTTTTACTGTGGAGATTCTGGTATTGATTGTACTGTACCTATTACTAGAGATAGCTACACTAAAGCTTTTCTCGTAGGTAACTGGAATGATACTATAGGTTCAACAGGAAGCTATCTCACAAACTCTAATTTCTATATTTACATTGTACATATATATATTGACAGGATATTTGTAGAAATCAGACAAATTAATAGTGGTACTGTTACGCTTGATAACGACAGTGACAATTGTCTGTTTAACTTAGTACCAGATAGTCAATATACTAATGGTCGATTTTGGTATGAAAGTTCAGATTCAGAATTAGAAGCTAGTGTAAGCACAAATTACGACTCAACAAAATCTTTAGTGAATACGAGCGATAATGTAAATATACAAGTGGTAAGGACTCACAGTGATATCAATGGTACGGCATCAGACATCCAAAGGTTTGGATCTGATACAGATGGGGACATAAGAATAGGTTGGAACAACGGTACCATACTATCTGGTGATAGCCGTTTTGGTTTTGCTATTATTATAGATTCTATAGATAGAGAGGACACTACACCATCTATAGCGTGGTTGACAGCCACTGTTTACTCCACTGAAGATTTACGAGTTAATAATGGTATAGGTTACGAGTGTATATCCGGTCATACTTCAAGTGCAACAGATGAGCCCGGGACAGGTGCGAGTTGGGAAACATACTGGGTACAATGTCATAAGTATACTTCAGCAGACCGCATTGAAATTTGTAATCAGCTTTTATCTGGTGTACCGTATGATATTAATGTTGGGTCTTCAATTACAGATTCACAAACACCTTTATACATAGGTAATGGGTTAACTATAGATGGCCAATACAACATTGGCACGAATGCGAGTAACCAGGCTGATATAGATTTCAATAAGAGTATCCATAGTCCAATTATTCAATTACATGATAGTGCTAGTTTACGTGTGGGAGATATCTCAAACCCGACTGAACTGCTTGTAGGCCATTGGTTATGTGATGACAACGCTGCAAGTACCGTAATAATAGACGAAACAGGGAACAATAATGGCACGTTAGAAGGAGGTGATAATACGTCTACTATTTCGAGTACAGATTCAAATAGTGTACGATCCCTTCAGTTAAATGATACAGATGATTATATCGATCTTAGTGCTGTGATATCTAGTCTAGATGACCCAGGCAGGTTCACATTAAGTTTCTGGTGGAAACCAAATTACGATTTAAATGTATCAGGTAATAATAATATACTTGAGCTATATTATGATGCAGATAATAATATAAGAATCACAAGAGTAGACGGTTTCATCCAACTTCTAATATCCGCAAATAGTGAAGATATTGGTGTAGTTATAATGCCTCAAAACACCGTAAACGAAATACTGCAAAACGAATGGCACTACATTAAAGTATCAGTAGATATGAATTTAAAGATAGTTATGTTTACATTCGCAACTGAAATTACAAAATGCTCAAATATACTTGGAGGATTGTTCAGTAACGATTTTACAAGTTTCAGATTTGGTTATAGCGCAAGTGCAGGTGATGGAGACTGTCATATATCAGATATTCGATTATATAACTCATGTATAATGGACGAATTGTCAAGTATCCCTGGAAATATACCTTCATATTCAAAAGTAAGTGATGAAGTTACTTTATACATGAAAGGTGACGAAAGTGATAAGGATCCATTTAGAATAGGTGAAGGTAGAGTCAATTTACAATCCGTAGCTCAGACAGAAACAAATGTCTTTAACGAGGCTAACTCTTCATTTAGTCTTACATCTACATCTTCTGTAGTTAATATACCTACAGCGAATATCGACTACTCAAAATTCACATTAACATTTTGGTTTAAATTTAGTAGCTGGGCAGTTGGGGATTACTTATTCTCTGACTCAGCTTCACCTTCAAATTTATGTTGCTTCTTACAATCTGATAACGAAGGTTGGTTTTACAATATTAGAGTCACAGTTAATGGTGTATCAGAAGATTACGGTATATTACCAGTTTCTCAATACGTTTGGGTTAACGATGATACATGGAGGAGATTTAGTTTAAGCGTAGATTTAGCTCTTAATTTTATATTTATAGGTATTTTAAGCATAAATGATGAAGCCCTTAGTACTAAATATGATTTTAGTGCATCATCGCCTGTATCTCAAGGTGATTTTTTACAGATGGGTAAAAGTGCAGGTTCAGAATCAGTAATAGTTGATTTCTGTGAGATACAGATATTGAATTCATCATCCAAACCTACTTTACCCGTATCGTTAAATAGAGGTAATATACATACACCTGTGATTAAAGGCTAAGTTATGGCTGAGCAAAAAATAGGTACAGATTACAGGTTAACGCGCCATAATGGTGAATGGGTTTTTACGTTTAATGACTCATATGTCAGTGATGACCCTATAGTATTCGGGACGAGCTATGAAGGTATCAATTTAGTTTCTAACATTACAGTTACATCTAATAGCTCTGATATCGACCTCGACCTCGGTGCTGTACAGTTAACCTCAAATGTCACAGCAGCGTCAGATACCTCCGACGTAGATCTGACGTCTGTAAATGTATTAACCTCAAATGTCACAGCAGCGTCAGATACCTCCGACGTAGATCTGACGTCTGTAAATGTATTAACCTCAAATGTCACAGCAGTGTCAGATACCTCCGACGTAGATCTGACGTCTGTAAATG